AGACCCATCCTTGCAGAAGGGGCCGAATTTGGGGCCGAACGACGCCTCGGCGAAAGCCGTCTGGTCGTTGGGGATGGTGCTGCTGGGGGCGGTGTAAAAGTTGCGCTCGGCATCACGCTTGCGCTCGAATGGGTGGATGAACTCCCAAGCCTGGGCCACCTCCTGCTTGACGCTCGGATACCACGCGGCCGCGGGACGGTCGGGGCGGTCCGTGTAATCCGTATAGAGCACGTTCGCCATGGGGTTGTCGATCGTCGGCATGGTCACGGCATCGCGGCCGTACCACGGCGGGCGGCCGTCACTGAACGTGGGACGCAGCTGGCCGTCTGGGATCATGTTGGACGTGTACAGAAAGTAGAGCACCGCGAGGACGAGGATGCCGAGCGCCAGAATACGCGCGTCGCGCTTGATGAGATACAGAATGCACATGGCGTAAACGATAAAACGGGTCGTGGCCGCGACGCGGTCCTTGGACGACTGCATGGCCGTGGGCCAAAACTCAAGCATCTTGTCGGATCTGAAGACTTCGCGTGGATCCATCTCTACTTGTTGCTTTCATTTTTTTACAGCAGGGGCGGCGGGCCTCCTGGCTTCTTGCCGGCGGGGCGGCGGCGAACCTGACGCTGACCGGGGCGAGGGCGCGATTGGGACGGGCCCCCCATGCCACCGAGAAGGGCTGCAAGAGGGTTCTCACCGCCACCACCCATCAGACCCGCCATCAGACCCTGCATGGCTGCTGGATCGAACGCGCCGCTCTCGGCGCACTTCTTGGCTGCGTTCTCGATCGCCTCGAGCGTCTCTGGAGGGAACATGGACAGGGTCACACCCAAAATGTGCAGCGTCTGCATGTACTGCCAGATGGCCGCCTTGGTCGCCGGGCTAGTCTCTGGTGTCCAGACCTTGTGCAGGTTAATCTCCTTGAGAAAATCAATATCTTTCGCATTTTCCAGAAAGAACGACTCATCCTTGGCCATCAACTTCGCCGAGTGGGGGCCCACGGACTGCATGAAACCCTCTAGGGTCACACGCGGTGTGGCGACGCGCGCCACCGAAAAACCCGCCTGGAACTTCTGGATGCTCTTCTCTTCTGGAAATGTGAGGACGAGCTCGTTCAAAAACTGGCCCATCATGTCATTGAAGGCGTCGAGCGAGCTCATTAATAAAGAAAGTATCTAATTTTTTAAGTTGAATGGCGCGCCATTCGAGTTTAGAACGGTTCAAGACTTACTGACTCGCGCTGACCACACCCTTGGCTCACGACCAGATACACAAGGACCGCCACGAGAAACGCGGGCTTGGCGTACTCTGAATTGGGAACGTTCGTCTTGCCGTTCATCTTGTTCCGCGAAAACACGTAGACCATAGTGGCGGCGGCCGCGATGAGGGCCGCCGACCATGGTTGTCTAAAGTAATGATCCATGTGTTACTACTCCTCTAGACCTTTTTTCCCAACCTCGGGCGCGTCGGGAAAGAGAGACTCCTTGTGGACCGCCGCGGGCGTGACGGCGACCATCTTGGTGCCGCCCGGCGTCTCCACGGGATCGGGGAGTTCCGAAGCCTGAATGGTGCCGGCCGCCATCTCGGTATTCTCGGAAGCGGGCATTGGCATGGTCTCCTCCTGCTCGATATTGTCAACGGCGTCGAGCGCCTCGTCGACTGGCGGGCGCTCCTCCTCCTCCGCAGCCCCGCCGTACCCGTCGTGCTCCATCTCGAGATTCGATTCCTCCTCGGGCAAGGTGAGGTACGTATTGAGAATCTCCTCGGTCGGCACGAGGTTCTCGATCGTGTCGCGGATGCACTTTGTGAAACGCGTGTTCAGATCGTTGCGGCGCTCCGTCACGGGCTTCTCCTCCGTGATAATAAATGGGTCCTCGTAGATGTCCCGGGCGCACTCGATAAAACACGTGTGCACAAACACATCGTTGCTCGGCAACTTCAAAGAAATCTTTTTGCTTGATTTATCAATTCTGATCGAGCTGAGAATCTTGACGTGGATGACGAAAACGGCCGCGATGAGCCGAGGGAAAAGCGGGCACTCCTTGATGATGTTGGATACATGCTGCTTCACCTTGACGTTCGACCATTCACCCTTCACCTTGCGCAGGTTCTGGCGATAATTCTCAACCACCTTGCGGTCCTTATTCTCTTTTTTCGTGTCCTCCCAAATGTCCCAAAACGTATTGATGAGTTCTGGAAGCATCGCATCAATGAGCTTGCGCGAGAAGCGACGCTCGGCATCATTGAGCACCTCCATTTAGTACTTCCCGAGTTTTTTTAGGGACCGAACCGGCCGCGACCTAGCACCTCTTCGCCGTTCCCATCCCCGCATCTTTCAAAAGCTGCTCGAGAGGACCGGTGACGGAATTCACCTCGTGCTGAACGGTGATGGCGGTCTGCTTCTCCGTACAGCGCCTCCATACGCATGTGAAATCATTCCATGTAGTTTCGCTCATGATGTGAAATGTCTCGACCACTTCTACGGGCCATGCTGGTTCGAACCCAGACCAATACGCAAGCGCCTGTCCCGCGTCGGAGAAGAACCGCCAATTGTCACCGGGATGGGCGTGATAGAAGCCGCGGGTGGGCGCGTTCACGTAAATATACCCCCCCACCTTGACTACCCGAGCCATCTCCTTGAACGTCAGCCAAAAACACGGGTCGTGCTCGAAGCACGAGGTTGAAACGGCAAAGTCGAAAGACCCGTCGGCGAAGGGCAAAGGCTCACCCGGTACTACAACCACATCCACACTCTCATGCGGATCTATATCCACCGATGTAAATTTAATCTTTTTATTTTGAAAAAATTCTCGAAGACTGCCGCCCATGTCACGCCCCCCAATATCCACGGCAGAGCCCCCCTCGAAGCCATACGCCTCTACGAACAATCGCCCCGCATTCATTGACGAATCGTGCATTTATATATTTCTATATTATTCACGGCCCGTATAGACGCAGAATCTCCTTGATGAGATCGTGACGGCGAATGTCCGACTCGGTGAACTGAACAACCTCAATTCCCGGGATGGGCGACTTGGCGAGGCGCGTTACGAGGTCCAAGAGGCCGTTATTATCGAATCCTCGGTCGTGCTGGCCCGTGTCACCCGTGATGATGAGCTTCGAATCCTTCCCGAGCCGCGTGAGCACCATGCGCATCTGGTTGGGTGTCGAGTTTTGCATCTCATCGGCCAAGATCCACGAATAGTCGAACGTACGGCCGCGCATATAGGCCAGGGGGCACACCTCAATCTTCTTCTGCTTGGGCAGGTTGAGATAGTCCGTCATCGGTGCGACCCACGGCTCCATCTTCTTATTGATATTTCCTGGGAGGAAACCGTGCTGTTCATCAACCGACACGGCCGGGCGAGTCATGATCACACGGTCGTGGCGCTGGCTTGCGGCCGCCGCCTTGCACGCCATCATCGTCTTGCCCGTACCGGCGGGCCCGTGAGCCACGATGATCGGCACGCGCGTATTCTCAAGGAGTGCCTGATAGATGCGGTGGTTCATTATTTATTAATGGCCCTTAGACCTTATCTGCTGAGCAGTTTTCTGAAGGTTCGCAAGACTCGAAAAAAAGTCATCACCCGAGTCACCTTCGATCTGGGGCTGGATCGGCGCTTTAGGGGCGGGCTTGGGACGCGCAGACTGCCACGTCACTATGAACTGCCCCGACTCGAGACCTTGACGGACCGAATAGCCCGAGATGACGAGTTGGCGCCGAAGGTACACTATGGCCTCATCAAATGGGTACATAGGAAAACCAATCACAAACGGAGGGACCACGAGGGTCGCGAATACCTCCCGCCGTTCCGACGCGGCTTTTATTTTTCTAGAAAATTGTTCTAGAATTGTTTTGTAAGTCTCCTTCCTGAGATTCCGCCTGGACTGCTCCTTTTGTGCAATTTCAGATGCACTAATCATCCCTGTTACTAAAACTGGACTTGTTTGCCAGGAAGCTGACGCGACGCCGCGAGGACGCTCGTGAGCTGCTCATTCAGAGCCTGGTTGATGTCGTCGTAAGCCTGGTACTTGTCGGGTGCGAATGATTGGAAAGGACCGCTGCGATCTGGAGAGCTCGATGTCGTCTTTGACAGGATCTGCACGCCACCAGCTGGCGAGACGCCAGCCGTCACGTCGTACTGGACACCGAAGAATCCGCGCGTGTCCAAGAACAGCATGCGCACATCATAGGTGATGCCGCTCTGGGCGCCAGACTTGGGCGTGATGTAGATGGTCTCGACGGGCTGCAGCCAGGGCTCCTGTTTCTGCAGGGCCTCGATGATCACCTGGATGACGCTCGGGGGCACCTGTGGCGTGGTGGGCTCGGCAAACCCGGAGGTGACCGAATTATTGTTCATGAAAAGAATTCCGAGGATCGCGGCGACCGACCCGAGGATCACAATGTCGGCGCTCATTTACTTGATGCGTTTAAAAAAAATGAACAAAAGAAAAACAGATATTAAGATGGCTCTCTTGGTCTTCAGTGACAAGTGTCAGTACTGCTTTGATGTTCTGAATATAGTCAAGCAAAACCCGAGTCTGGGGCAAATGCTCCGCTTTCACAACGTAACCACACAGGGTCGCCCCAAGACGGAGAAGGTGACGCGTGTGCCGACGCTCATCACGGCTGACGGGCAGATTCTTGTCGGGGCCGAAGTGAAGAACTGGCTCGAGTCCATGATTCCACAGGAGATTGAAATGTGGGAGGGCTCGGGTGTGTTTTGCGCGACGCTCGATGGGGGTGAGGGCGGACCGGACATGTTCAGTCTCGACGCCTACGGATCGTCCATGCAGCCCCAGCTGACCGCAGAACTCAAGGATAAAATTAGTAAAGATCCTAAAGAGGCTTATCAACTAAAGAGTGCAAACAACTGAAACCTAATGCACCTGAAGACCATACAGGCCTCGGCTATTAAAGGGATCTTCGAGGTCCTCAAGGACATCATCAATGACGTGAACGTCTACTTCACACCGATGGGCGTCAAGGTGCTGACGCTGGACACGGCCCGTGTGACGCTCGTCCACATGTTCCTGGCCTCTGAGAACTTCGAGGAGTACACGTGCCCTGCAGAGATTGCCGCAGGTCTGAACATGGCCAACACGTACAAGTTGCTCAAGTCGGTCGGGCCGTCCGACACGCTCACGATGCGCATCAAGGACACCGACTCGCTCGAGTGTGTGATTGAGAACGCGACCAAAAAGTCCAAGACGAGTTTCAAGCTGAAATTACTCGATATTAATGAGGACATCCTCGAGGTCCCGGACATTTGCATGAACGTCATCACGACCCTGCCGAGCATCGACTTTCAGCGGATCGCGCGAGACATGGGCAACTTGGCCAACGACATGACCATCACACGGCACGGGACGAAGCTCGAGCTCGCCTGCCGTGGGGACTTTGCGGATCAGGAGACGGTCCTCGAGTTTGGGGATGAGGTCCCATCACGGACGAGCGCCACGTACAACCTCAAGTACATCAACCTCTTCACCAAGGCGACGGGTCTGTGTTCGAGTGTTCAACTCATGCAAGACTCGAGTGACGACCAGATGCCCATCGTGTTCCGGTACGGCATCGCCAATCTCGGGGACGTCAAGTTTTATTTGGCACCCAAGATGGACTGAAGTCCACCTTGACCGGTCCTTCTTCTTTTATAAAAAATTTTTTAAAAAAATTTATTTTAAAATTAATTCCATGAGGGCCGAAGGCGAACGTGACCGCGACCCTCGGCCATAGGGGCACCCATGTCGACCCCACCAACCACGAGGGCCCTTCGAGTCTCTTCATGTCTTCCGTGACGTCACGTCCGGTGGTCTCGACCCAGGCTCTCTTGATTGGAAGACGCATAGTGTGACCACGGGGCGGCCATGACGTGCTTAGGCAGGTGTGGACCGCACCCCCGAGCACGTACCGGGTCACCCGGGGTGTCCCTTCCGGTACGTGATCCGTCTCGGTCAAAAGTCGATCTTCAATTTCAAAAATATTTTTAATTTTAAAATTTTTTGGAAAAAAGAAATACACGAGGTCCATATAAAAGTTTAGTAAGAATTATTCCTAATGGAAGCGCGGTTCAACGAGAAGGTGCGTGAGTTTCAGGATCTTATTGCAGCACGGCCCGCGGACGCCCGGTCCATCGAGGTCGAGATGTACGAGTATATGGCGCGTACAGCCCCCTTTATCAGGGAGTATCACCAGGGGTCGAGCGCCGCCACGAGCACCAAGACTGTCGCCAACATCAAAATATCTTCACGGAAGGGTGTCCAGCGACAGGACATATACAACGCATACCTGGCAGAGGTCGAGGAGGTTCACGGTGCGGCCAAGACGAACGAGAGGTGGGCCCGGCCCTGCCCCAACTGTGGTGAGAAATTTTCATTTACTTTTGACGAGGCTCAGAGCGAGGACTCGTGCATAGAGTGTGGGTACGTCGAGTACGTGCAGGGCGAGGAGATTGGGTTCAAGGAGGAGCAGGAGATGGAGAAGAACATCGTCTATTCATACAAGCGCGAAAACCACTTCAACGAGTGGGTCTCTCAGTTCCAAGCCAAGGAGTCGACCAGCGTGCCACCCGAGGTTATCGAGCAGCTCCGGTCTGAATTCAAAAAACAAAAAATAAAAGAACTTTCTGAAATTACTCATGAAAAAGTTAAAGCGCTGCTCAAGAAGCTGGACAAGTCAAAATACTATGAGCACGTGCCATATATCACGACGATTCTCAACGGGATTCAACCCCCGACAATGAGCCAAGCACTTGAGGACAAGCTCAGACTCATGTTCCATCAGATTCAA